GTGCTTATCGCGCGAAGGCGAGTTATCGTGAAATGGTCAGGCCGGGCAAGGTGGTCGCCGGTCGGGTCCTGACGGGCCGGTCGCCGGCCGACGATGAGGAGTTCCTGGTCGGGTGAGCGCGAAGCCGATGCCACCGCACCTCTACGTCGTCGTCGCCGGCAAGACGCACCGGCTCGCGATCGATCCGGTCACCGGCGCGATGGACCCTCGACCGTGCCGGCTCTCCGAGGCGCAGGTCCTGGCCGCGGTCAAGGCGCACGGCGTGCTCCTCGAGGCGCCGGCGGGCCGCGCGCACCGGTGCGTCGATGGGTAGGCGCGGGCCGGCGCCGACGCCGACGCCGTTGAAGCTGCTCCGCGGCGAGACCAAGGAGAGCCGGCTCAACCGAGACGCGCCGAAGCCCGACGGCGTCCTCCCTCCGATGCCGCGCGGCATGTCCGTCGTCGCTCGGCGCGTCTGGCGCCGGCAGACGCAGGCCATGCGCCACGTCGGGCTCCTCACCGTCGTCGACGTCGACTCGCTCCGGGCCTACTGCGAGGCGGTCGACCGCTACGTGAGCGCGGCCGAGTTCCTGGCGAGCTCGGGCCCGCTGGTCCGCGGCGCGCGCGGCGGCGACCTCGTGAAGAATCCGCTGCACCAGGTCGTGCGCGACAACGCCATGCTGATCCGGCTCTTCGCTCGGGATCTCGGGTTCCTGCCGTCGGCGCGCGAGGGCATCCACGTCCCTGGCGCCGATGACGATGGCGATGCGTTCGCGGCCTGGGCCGCGGGCGACGGATAGGGAGGGCTCACCCATGTTCGACGCGCTGGCGCTGGTCCTGGCGGCGCTCTGCTTCCTCCTCGCCGCGGTGCGAGTGAAGGTCCTGACGCGGTTCGAGCTCGTGGCGCTCGGGCTCTTCCTCTGGATCCTCCCGGCCGCGCTCCACGCGCTCGCCGGGCTCATTCATTGACCTCGTGACCGTGCGGTCCTCGAGGTCCGTCCCGAGCGGGCCGGGCTCGCGCGGCGGCCGCTGGCACGACGAGCGATTCCGCAAGGCGTGGTGGCGCACCTACCGCGCGACGCACCCGGCCACGCGTCGGACGCCGACCCGGATCGCGGAGCGCGCGGCGCGGCCGATGCTGACCGAGGTTCTCGTGTCGCTGCTCCGCGATGACGTCGCCGCGACGTCGCAGCGACGGGTCGCGGCGCGGATCCTCGTCGACCATTCGGCGATCTCGAGATGGATGGCCGGCGGGCGCGAGCTATCGGGTGACGCGGTCGACGCGCTCGTCGACCTCTACGGGTTCACCACGATTGCGCGGCGCGCTCGGGCGCTCTACGCTGTGGCTCGGACGGCGGGTTCGAGTGGCAACCCGGCGCTCGCCGTCCCATGACCGCGGTCTCGCCGATCGCTCCTCGAGCTCGAGCTCGAGGGATCCCGCCAGCGCCACCGCACCCGGTCACGGCCTACGCGCTCGACGTCGTGTCCGGTCGGATCATCGCCGGCGAGCTCGTGCGGAAGGCGTGCGAGCGCCACCTCCGGGACCTGGCCGACGGGCCCGAGCGCGGGCTCCGGTTCGACGTCAAGGCGGCCGACCGCGCGATCGCGTTCTTCCCGCTGCTCCGGCACTACAAGGGCGAGCTCGGGCCGCAGCCACCGCGGAAGCCGCTCGGCGATCCGATCCGGCTCGAGCCGTGGCAGAAGTTCGTCATCGGGTCGCTCTTCGGCTGGATGCGCGCCGACGGGACCAGGCGGTTCCGGGCGCTCTACCTCGAGGTGGCGAAGAAGAACGGCAAGACCACGATCGCGGCCGGGATCGCGCTGCTCCTCGCGTTCTTCGACGGCGAGCCTGGCGCGCAGGTCTACGTCGTCGCGACCAAGCGCGAGCAGGCGAAGATTTGCTGGAACGACGGACGCCAGATGGTCATGGCCAACCCGGATTTGAAGCGCCGGCTGGCGACGCTGGCGCTCACCATCTCCGACCTCCGGACGGCGTCCTATTTCCGGCCGCTCGGTCGCGACTCGGACACCGGCGAGCAGGGCATCGACGTCCACGGCGCGATCGTCGACGAGCTCCACGTCCTCGAGGACCGCGATTCGATCGACAACATCGAGACCGCGACGTCGGCGCGCCGGCAGCCGATGGTGGTCAAGATCACGACGGCCGGCAAGAAGCGCGAGTCCGTCTGGGCCGACGAGCGGGCCGACGCCATCTCCGTCGCCGAGGGCCGGGCGACCGACGACTCGATGCTCGTGCTCGTCTACTGCCTCGACCACGATGCCGACGGCAATCTCGTCGACGACCCGTTCGACGAGGCCGTCTGGCCGAAGGCCAATCCCAATCTCGGCGTGAGCGTCAACGTGGCGACGCTCCGTGAGCAGGCCGCGATCGCGCGGCGCTCGCCGGCCAAGCTCGCGGCCTACCTGCAGCTGCGGATGAACGTCCCGACCGCGATCGGGACGCGGGCGCTCAACATCGAGGAGTGGGACGCCTGCTCCGGCCTGGCGACCGTCACGGATCCCGACGGGCTCGAGCGCCTCGAGGCCTACGACGAGTGGGAGGAGCGGACGTTCGGGACGTCGCGGACCGGATTTGGCGGGCTCGACCTGGCGTCGGTCCGGGACCTCACCGCGCTCGTGTTCGTGTCGCGCGCGGCCGATGGCGCGATCGACGTCCGGGCGCGGTTCTGGTGTCCGGAGGAGGGCATCGAGCAGCGCAGCCGGGTCGACGGCGTGCCGTATGCTGATTGGGTTCGTGACGGGTTCCTCATCGCCACGCCTGGCAACGTCACCGACTACGACTACGTGCAGGCCGAGGCGGGCGAGCTCGCCGGCGTCCATGAGGTGACCGAGATCGGGTTCGACCGCTGGAATGCAACGCAGCTGGCGACCGACCTCACGTCGGAGGGCGCGACGCTCGTCGCGATCCCGCAGACCCACGCCGGTCTCGGGCCGGCCTGGAGGGAGCTCGACAAGGCCGTCCTGGAGCGTAAGATTCGGCACGGCGGGCACCCGATCCTCCGGTGGATGGCCGGCAACGTCGAGGTCGAGACGGATGCGAGCGGCAACCAGAAGCCGTCCAAGCGACTGTCCAAGGAGCGGATCGACGGCATCGTCGCGCTCGACATGGCGATCGCTCGGCTGATGGCGCACGGCGAAGTCGAGGAGGTGGAGCCGTGGGCGATCGTCCGCTAGACGCCATCGACACGGCGCTCGAACGTCTGGCGTCCGGCCGGCGTGCCGCGGCCGCGGACCGCGAGCTCCGGGTCATGCTCCGCTGGAATCTCCGGCGCGCGGTTCGCCGCGCGTTCGAGGCGAGGTTCCCGTGGCTCGCGTGAAGCCAGCGCCGGACCGCTCCGTCGAGGTCCCTCGCGTCGCGTTCCGGGACGCCGAGCATCGGCTCCAGGTCCTCATGGAGCTCCAGCGGCCGCCGATCGTGCGGATCCGCCGACGTCGCGCGCCGCTCGAGCCTCCGGCGTGACCGCTCGAGCTCGCGTCGCTCCTCGAGCGACCGGCCTGGCGTCGGCTCGGGCCCGGCTCGCCGTGGCGCGCGCCTGGGCCCGACCGCGGCTCCGGTCCGGCGTGGGCATCCTGCCGAAGCTCGCGGTCCTGGCGATCGGCGCCGTCGCGCTCGCGCTCGTCGTGCTCGGCGTGTCGGATATCTATGCGCCGGCCGGCAAGATCGTGGCCGGCGCCGTCCTCATTGCCATCATCACGTTCGATCCGACCCAAACGAGGAAGCTGATATGGCCGCGCTGATCGAGACCATCGGGCCGCGCTCGAGGCGCGTCGCCGTCGGCGACATCAATTCGTTCGACGCCTGGGTCGGGCTCTGGGGCCTCGACGGGCTCGGCTCGATCCTTGAGACGACCGTCCCGCGGCAGCAGGAGATCATCGATCCGACGTTCGTCGGGCACGTCGTCGGCGCCTACCTCCGGAACGCCGTCGTGTTCGCGTGCCTGGCCGTCCGGGCTCGGCTCTTCAGCGAGGCGCGGTTCCAGTTCCAGCAGATGCGCGGCGGGCGGCCTGGCAACCTCTTCGGCACGCCGGCGCTGTCGGTCCTCGAGCGGCCGGAGCCCGGCAAGAGCACGCGCGACCTGCTCCAGGTGGCGATGCTCGACGCCGATATCGGCGGCAACGGGTTCCTCCTCGGGCGCCAGGCCGCGATTCGCCGGCTCCGGCCGGACTGGATGACGATCGCCTACGGGTCGCGGGGCCGGGCGACCGAGCTCGGGTCGTGGGATCCCGACGCCGAGGTCATCGGCTACGGATACCACCCTGGCGGGTTCTCCTCGGGCGAGCAGGTGATCACGTTCGTGCCGGAGGAGATCGCGCATTTCGCGCCGACGAAGGACCCGCTGGCGCGCAACCGTGGCGTGTCGATCCTGACGGCCGGCGTCCGGGAGATCATGGCCGACAACGGCGCGACGACGTCGAAGCTGTCGTTCTTCGAGAACGCGGCGACGCCGAATATCGCGCTGAAGTTCCCGGCGACGATGTCCAAGGACAAGGCGCTCGAGTGGATCGAAATCTTCGAGCAGGAGCACCGCGGCGCACGCAATGCGGCTCGGACGGTCTATCTCGGCGCCGGCGTCGAGCCGTTCCCGGTCGGGCTGAACTTCCAAGAGATGGATTTCGCCAAGGTCCAGGGCAAGGCCGAGACCCGGATCGCGGCGCTGACCGGCATGCATCCCGTCGTCGTCGCGCTGTCGGAGGGCCTCGCCGGCTCGTCGCTCAACTCCGGCAACTTCGGGTCGGCGGCTCGGCTCGTCGGCGACGCCACGCTCCGACCGCTGTGGGGCGACATCTCGAGCTCCCTCGAGTCGATCATCCCACCGCTACCTGGCACCCGGCTCTGGTTCGACGACCGCGACATCGCGTTCCTCCGCGAGGACGTCGGCGACCAGGCCGACATCATCCAGAAGCAGGGCGCGACGATCGGTCAGGCGATCCGCGACGGGTTCACGCCGGCGTCGGCGATCGACGCGGTTGTCTCGGGCGACATGACCCGGCTCGTGCACACCGGGCTCGTGAGCGTTCAGCTGCAGCAGCCGGGCGCGGCTCCGCCGGCGGCGTACCGCGCGAAGCGTGACTTCTGGTCCGTCGAGCCCGCGCTGGACGAGCTCGGGACGGTTCGCTCGGGCGAGGTCCTCACCGACGTCGCCGGCTCCGACGGGCGATGGGTTCACCATCCGCTCGTGTCGGCCTACCCTTCGCTCTTCGATGTCGCCGAGGTCTCGGTCCCGGAGACCTCGATCGTGTCGCGTGACGCAATCGTGCGGCGTCGGGCGGCGCTCCTCGGCGATGGCAAGCCGGCCGGCTACCTGTCGCTCGCGCGATCGCTCGGCGTGTCGGTCTCGACGGTTCGTCGCAGGCTGGCGGAACAGCCCACGACAGCGTGAGCAATCCGCGGCTCGCTCGAGCGATCGGGCTGGGCGCGGTTCGCATCCGTCTGGCGTTCACGCCGGCCGAGGTCGCCGACCTGCAGGCGCGGCTCCTCGTGTCGGCGCACCGGTTCGAGCTCGCTCGGGATCCCTGGCAGCCGGCGCTCGTCGACCAGGCGGCGGCGGAGGTCACCGCGCTCGAGGCGGCGATCGCCTGGGCCAGCGCACGGCTGGTCTCCGATACCTACGGGCCGGGATGCTGCGAGCCGGGCCAGGTCTGGGCGCTCGAGGACGAGCTCGTGTTGGTGCGAGCCGTCGACGCCACGCACATCGGCATCGAACGAGGGGCGCTCGGCAGCGACGCGGCGGGCCACGATGCCGGCACCGAGCTCGTGCAGGTGCGGCTCCTCGCAGCCGGCGAGCGCGGCGAGCAGGGCGCCGACGGGTCGGCTGGCGCGCCTGGCGCCGACGGGCACGCTGGTCCCACGGGTCCCGCTGGTGCGACGGGTCCCAAGGGCGATGCGGGCGATGCGGGCGGCGCGGTCGGTTCCACCGGCGCGACGGGTGCCACCGGGCCGGCTGGTCCCACGGGTGCCACGGCGGCTGTCGGTGCGACCGGACCGACCGGCGCCGACGGATCCGCCGGCGCGACCGGCGCCACCGGAGCTCGAGGCGCGACTGGTCCGGCTGGCGCCGACGGTGCGAACGGCGCCACGGGTGCCACCGGACCGTCTGGGGCCACGGGTGGCACCGGGCCGGCTGGCGCCGACGGAGCCGATGGCGCGGACGGGTTCTCTGCCTATGATCTCGCCGTCATCGGCGGGTTTGTCGGCAACGAGGCAGCCTGGCGCGCGTCGCTCGTCGGGGCTACCGGGCCAACGGGCGCGAAGGGCGACCAAGGCGATCTCGGTGCGACCGGGCCGACGGGCGCGACCGGCACCGCCGGCGTGAAGGGCGACCAGGGCGATGTCGGTCCGACCGGTCCGACCGGCTCCGCGGGCTCCGCTGGTGCGCCCGGCAGCCAGGGGCCGGGCGGCGATCCGCTGTCCGTGGCGGCGGCCTGGCCGGTCGGGTCGCTCTTCCTGTCCGTCGACTCGACCAACCCAGGGACGTCGCTCGGGATCGGGACCTGGATCGCCTACGCGCAGGGCCAGATGCTCCTCGGGTTCACGCCGGGCGACACCGTCGGGGCGTCCGTCGGCTCGGCGACGCACGGTCATACGGTCACGCAGCCGTCCGCGCATGCCGCGCTGAGCCACGCCGGCGCGACGGTCGCCGACCACGCCTTCACTCAGCCGGGCGCTCACTCCGACCACGCGGCGCTGTCGCACTCCGCCCATGCCGGCGCCGCGGTCGGCGACCATGCCTTCACCCAGCCGTCGGCTCACTCGAATCACGTCGTGACCCAGCCGTCGAATCACGTCGTCACGCAGCCGTCCGGTCACTCGGCGCACGTCGTCACGCAGCCGAACGCGCACGCGTTCACCCAGCCGTCGGCTCACTCGAATCACGTCGTCACGCAGCCGTCCGGTCACTCGGCGCACGTCGTCACGCAGCCGAACGCGCACGCCGACGTCCTCAACCACGTCCACGGCGAGCAGGTCCAGGGCGGGACGTCTGGGACCACGACCGGGACGCACGTCATGGGCTCTGCGTCGACGGGCGGCTCGCTCCGGACCGCTGGTCAGTCGACGCTCAACCCGACGTCGGGCGGCGTCGCGAGCCAGGCGCACGCCGGCGCGGCCGTCGACGCGCACTCGGCGCATGCGGGCACCGCGGTCGACGCGCACTCAGGGCATGCTGGCGGCGCCGTCGACGCGCACGCCGGGACCGCGGTCGACGCTCACTCGGCGCACTCAGGCGCGGCCGTCGACGCTCACGCGGGCGCGGCCGTCGACGCGCACTCGGCGCACGCCGGCGGCGCCGTGAGCTCCCACGTCGTCACGCAGGCGGCGGCGCACTCCGACCACGCGGCGCTGTCGCACTCGGCTCACTCGGGCGGCGCCGTCGACGCGCACGTCGTCGGCCAGGCGAGCCAGCACGGGAGCCAGGCGCACTCGGGCGCCGCGGTCGACGCCGTGTCCAATCTGCCACCGGCCGTGATCGTCTACATCTGGAAGCGCACGGCCTGAATTTGAGCAGGAGCGGCAGGGCTCCGGCATCTCCGTTTGAGCAGGGCTGATCATCTTGCCGTGACCGGCCGTCGTGGAGGACCCTAGACGCCATGCCAGCGAATCCGACGCACCACACCGACGTCGTCGACGAACCGTGCCAGGCATACATGCCGTTGCCCCGGACCTTGGTGACCGGGCTCGCGAGCGCGGCCTCCTCGGCCGGACCGTCCCACGACGCTGCCGGCAATGACCCTGATGGCGACGGCTACCCTGACGCCAAGGCCGATTCGAAGTTCCCGCACCACGAGGTCGATGAGACCTCCGGCGAGCCTGGCGACGCGAACATGGCCGGCTGCCAGGCGGCGATGGGCCGGATCGACCAGGCCAACATTCCGGCCGGCGACGACGTCGCGGTCCGCGCGCATCTCCAGGCGCACATGGACGACATGGCGACCATGCCGGGCGAGCCCGACGCGCCTGGCGCCACGCTTGTCGCGCCGCGGTCCTACGCGCACGTGACCAAGGCGCTCACCGAGCGGGCGTGGGCCGTCCAGCCGCAGGTCCTGTCCTACATGGTCGAGCTCGTGCGGTTCCGGTCCGACGGCGGGCTGCTGTCGGCCGACGAGATCGAGCAGCGCCTGGCGGCCGCCAAGGCACAGAACGGCGAACGCATCGGCGGCGCGCAGGCCGGGTCGGTCGCGGTCATCCCGATGTACGGCCTCATCACGCAGCGGGCGACGATGATGTCCGACTTCTCGGGCGGAACGTCCATCGACGAGCTCCGCTCCCTGCTCCGGACCGCGCTCGCGGATCCCACCGTGACGGCCGTCGTGTTCGACGTCGACTCGCCGGGCGGGTCCGTCGACGGCGTTCCGGAGTTCGCGGCCGAGCTCCGCTCCGCGCGGGCCGGCTCCAAGCCGGTCATCGCGCAGGTCAACACCCTGGCGGCGTCCGCGGCGTATTGGCTCGCGAGCTCGTGCTCCGAGATCGTCTGCACGCCGTCCGGCGAGGTCGGTTCGATCGGCGTGTTCGCCGCGCACGAGGACCTGTCCAAGGCCGCCGAGATGGAGGGCGTCAAGACGACGCTCGTGTCGGCGGGCCCGTACAAGACCGAGGGCAACCCGTTCGAGCCGCTCACCGATGAGGCTCGCGCCGCGATCCAGGACCAGGTCGACGCGTTCTACGGCATGTTCGTGGGCGACGTCGCGCGAGGTCGTGGCGTCGGCGCGGACGTGGTCACCTCGAGCTACGGCCAGGGGCGCACGCTCCTGGCGTCCAAGGCGCGATCGGCCGGCATGGTCGACCGCATCGATACCCTGGAGGCGACCATTCGTCGGCTCCAGCCACCGAAGGCGGCTCGGCCTGGCGCCGCGTCGCTCCAGATCGCGGCGTCTGCCGCTCGTGCGGCGACTGCCGCGTCCGTTGGCCGAGCCGATGCGGCTTGGAATCGTCGAATGAGAGGGAAGCGCAAGTGAAGGAGCTCCTCCGCTACCAGGGCGCGACGCCGGTCGCCGCGGCCGTCTACCGTCCAGCCGGCGTCGGCCTGGCCGGGATGACGCTCCCGGACCTGGGCATCAACACGTACCTCGTCGACCTCGAGTCGCTTCGGGGTCTCGAGGCGCACAAGCAGGCGGCCGTGTCGCTGGCCGCTCGACTGACGGAGCTCGACGCCGAGGCCGCCGGTCGCTCGTTCACCGACGAGCAGCGGCAGGAGTTCGAGGAAATCTCGGCTCCCGAGACGGGTCTCCTCGCGCGCGTCCAGGCGGCCGTCGACGAGCTCGAGATCCGTGAGCAGACCATCGCCGGCATCGTCGGCGCGGGCGGCCGCGGCGTCGAGTCGACGACGTTCTCTGCTCCCAATATCCGACGCGTGCCGGACGACCCGTTCGATCTCGTCGCATATCGGCAGCGGGTCCGGTCGATCGACGATCTGCCGCAGGCCTACCGCGACGGCGCCATGCGCGTCCTCGAGGGCGCCGTGTTCCCGACCGCGCTGGCGGCCGGCTCGGATCCCGAGAAGCAGCGCGCTCGTGTCGCGCAGCTGATCGAGCGCCACGCCAAGGAGCGGAACGGCTGGATCTCCGCGCACGTCATCGGGACGAGCTCGCCGGCCTACGTCGAGGCCTACGCGCAGGCGATGTCCGGGCAGCCGGTCTCGCCGCGGATGATGGCCGTCCTCCAGACCTACGTCGACGCCGACGGTGGCTTCGCCATCCCGACGATCATCGACCCGACGTTCATCAACACGTCCGACGGCTCCGTCAACCCGATCCGGCGCATCAGCCGCATCGAGACGACGGTCGGCAAGGACTGGCGCGCGATCACGACGGCTGGCGTCGTGGCGGCCTACGTCGGCGAGCGCACCACCACGGGCGCCGCTGATGGCGCACCGACCGACGTCGACGATCCCACCGTCACGCCGGTCCGGGCCGACGTGTCCGTCGACGCGTCGCTCGAGTACCTCCAGGATTACGGCTCGACCGCACTCCTGGCCGAGCTCGGCACCCTCATCCAGGTGGCGAAGGACGACCTCGAGGCCGTCAAGTTCTTCCTGGGCGACGGCACCGGCGAGCCCGAGGGCATCGTGTTCGCGATCGACGCGGACGCCGGCTCCCTCGTCGCGACCATCACCGACGACGTCTACGCGCTCGAGGACATCGACAAGCTGATCGGCCAGCTGGGCGCGCGGTTCCGCTCGCGGGCCGAGTTCGTGGCCAACCTGGCCATCCTCCAGCTGTCGCGTGACTTCGGCACGGCCGGCCAGACGGCCGGGACGATCTACGACCCGATCTCCAAGACGCTTCGCGGCTACGCTGCGAGCGAGGCCAGCGCGATGGACGACGTCGCGACCAACGCCAAGGAGATCCTGCTCTTCGGCGATTTCAGCAAGTTCGTCGTCGTCGACAAGCTCGGGCTCTACTCGAAGGTCCTCGACTCGAGGGACACCAACGGGCGGCCGACCGGCAATTCGACGATCTACGCGGCCTGGCGGAACAGCACCAAGGTGCTGGTCCTCAACGCGTTCCGGCTCCTCAAGGTCCAGTAGCCTCCGGCGCTGGCGTAGGATCACCCGGCCAGGCTCCGAGCGATCGGGCCTGGCCGGTTCCCTGAAAGGAGGAGCACCGGTGGCAGAAAAGAAGCTGAAGCCGCTCATCTACATGGCGCGCACGTCGTTCGTCCGCGGCAGCCGCGTCATCCGTCGAGGCGATTCCGTCCCGGCCGGCCACCCGTTGATGAAGGGCCGGGAGACCATGTTCGTCCCGTTCCAGCCGACCCACGGCTCGCTCAATTGGAGCGATCCCGAGGCGCCGGCTCCCGAGCCGACTCCGGCTCCCACGCCTGCTCCGGACCCGGACCCGTCGCCGGATCCCGCTGGCACCGCCGAGGGCGATACCGATCCGGCCACCGCCGGCGACGGCGCTCCGGCCGATGCTGGTGACGCGTGAGCGTTCTCACGAAGCGGGTTCCGATTGTCACCAACGGCTCGGGCGTGTCCGCGGCGTCCGTCAGGCTCGGCGCCGCGCGCCTGCTGGCGATCGACGTCGCGCTCGGCACGCTGTCGACGCCGGATATCACGATCACCGAGCAGCCGGCCAACGTCGTCGTCATGGCCGTCGCCGGGCTCGCGGCCAGCACGCGCTACAACCCGTCCGTCGCGCTGACCGGCGACGACGGCGCCGCGGTCGCCGGGGCGTTCGGGCCGTACGTCGCGCTCGGCCGGCTCGACGTCGCCATCGCCGGCGGCGGCGCCACCAAGATCGGCGAGCTCACGTTCACGTACGAGACCTAACAGCCGCTCGAGCGGCCGGCGCGCTGGTCCTGGCCGCCGGCCGGCTCGGGCCGGAGGACCCTAGATGGTTCACCTCGAGATCGTCGTCGCCGAGACCGCGGAGCTCCTCGCCGGCGGCGCCTACGGGCCCGGCGCGCTGCTCCGGTGGGAGTCGTCGGCGACGATCGGCGGGTCCTACGTCGAGGGCGGGACCGTGGCGCTCGTCGCCGACGTCGCGCTCTACGACGTCTGGGATCCAGCGGGCACGGCCGGTGTCACCTGGTATCGCTGGCGCCTGTCGGACGCCGGCGCGACCACGTTCGGCGCCTACAGCGCGCCGCTCCAGGAGGCCGACCACGACGTCTACCTGTCGAGCGCGCAGTTCCGGGCGTTCTTCCCGAGCTCCAATCTCACCGACGAGGCGCTCCAGGTCCTACTCGATGCCGCGGCCGAGGCGATCGACAAGGAGGCCGGGCCGCTCGGCGATGTCGTGCAGCGGACGCGCGCCGTGGGTCCGCTCGTCATGCTGGCGCGGGTGCCGTCGCTCATCGTGTCCGTCGTCGAGACCTACGACCACATCGGCGGCCGCGGCGACCTGACGCTCGATCCGGACGACTACGAGATCACCGGCCGTCAGACGGTCCGGCGCCTGACGACGGGCCCGAATCCGGCGCTCCGCTGGTATCACCCGACGATCACCTACACGCCGGTCGACGACCGGGCCGACCGGCAGCGGGTGCAGCGGATGCTCGTCGGGCTCGAGGTCAATGCGCATCCTGGGATGAGCCAGCAGACGATCGGGACCTGGTCCGAGCAATACCGCTCGACCGCCGGCCAGACCTACCAGGAGGAGCGCGCCGAGATCCTCGGGTCGCTCAACGACGGCGGGCCGGTGGGCCGCTGATGGCGATCGAGGATCGCTATCGGCACACGGTCACCATCGTCCGGATGCTCCCGACGCGCGGCGGCGCGGCCGAGACCGGCGGCGGTCTCGATACGACGCTGACGGCTGACTCCGCGGTCGGCGCGCTCGAGCTCGAGCTCGTCGACGTCGGGGCGCTGGCGCCGGGCGACTTCCTCCGGATCGGCGACGCCGGCGAGGCCGAGGTCCGCGAGGTCGCCGGCGTCGCGCTCCTCGTCGTGACGCTGGCGGCGCCGCTCCAGGCGAGCCACGACGCGGGCGACCAGGCGCGCCAGGTCGACGATGCCGGCTCCGTGTCGGTCGATGAGTACGGGCAGCCGGTGGTAGGCGAGACGACCGTGGCGACCATCCGCGGACTGATCCAGCCGCGCTCGGCCAAGGAGGTCCAGTTCTCGACGGGCGCCGGTCCGGTCATCGGCAACCACGTTCTCTACTGCGGGCTCGTCGCCGGTCTCACGACCGACTGCTGGATCGACTTCGGGACGCGCAAGTTCGAGGTCCTTTCGATCGCCGACGCGGCCGGGCTCGGGCACCACCTCGAAGTGGCGCTTCAGGAGATCAAATAGATGGCGCGCGGGGCGTCGGGCGCGCGCCGGATCGAGCTCAACCGGGCGGCGTTCGACGAGATCACGCTGGCCGTCGCCGACGGCGCGTTCGAGCTCGCCAAGAGCGTCATCGAGGACGCGCAGGTGCCGGATGCCGATCCGATCGGCGTCGGCCTCATTCAGGGCGGCGGCGTCCTGGCCTACGTCGGCCGGAAGCGTGTCGCCGTGTTCTCCAAGTGGGGTGCTCCCTCCGTCACGAAGCCACGCGGCGTCCGGCTCACCGACTACGGCGTGACCGTCATCGGCGGGTTCGGGTTCCCTGGGCGATTCGTCGAGGAGGGCACGATCAAGATGCGGGCCGAGCCGTTCCTCACGCCGATGCTCCAGTCGGCGCTCCCGCGGGCCGACGTGTTCGTCCGGGCCGCGGTCAAGGCGCACGCGTCCAAGGTCGTGAAGGCGCACCGGTCGTGATCGATCCGTTCGGGTTCGTCCTCACGTCGATCCGCGACGACGTCGGCGTGGCCGCGCTGACCACGCGGATCCGGGGCGGCGAGCCGGCCGGCGGCGACGACCCGGACGTCGCGATCCCGTTCCGGCGGTTCGTGGTCCTCACGCGCCTGGGCCGGCAGCGCCAGAAGCGCCTGCCGATGCAGGAGGTCCGGATCTCGGCGCGCTGCTACGGGACGACCTACCAGGACGCGAGCCGGCTGGCCGACGCGGTCTCCGACGCCATGCACGCCAAGGGTCCGCGTATCTCTGGTGGTGGCGTCGGCGTCTGGGTATCATTCGAGGACGGCGGCGATGGGTCGACCAAGGACCCTGACACCGCGCAGCCATACGAGTCGGTGGTCATCAGCGTCGTCGCGGCGACCACGCCTATCGTCTAGAGGTCCTCCATCGGCCGGGCTCAGGTCCGGGCCGTCACCAGCGAAGGCCGCCACGGCGGCCGGCAGCGATTAGGAGCTTGCGAGCCATGACCACGACGATTACGCCGGAGGAGCTCTACTTCGGGGCGCCGGCATCGATCACCTACGGCGGCGTCGAGTGCGGCGCGACCATCGATCCTCCCAAGATCGCGTTCGCCGTCACGACCTACACGCCGAAGTTCCAAAACGCCAAGGGCCCGGTCAAGGGCACCTCGATCACGACCGAGGTCATCCCGTCGGCCGAGTTCACGGTCAACCAGATCACCGCGCAGAAGCTCGCCTGGGCGCTGCCGGGTTCGTCCTCCTCGAGCTCGCCGTCCCTCGGCCAGGTTCGGGCCGGGCTCGTGACCACGCTCGGCGCGGATCCCGCGCTCGGCGCCACGCTGATCCGGCTGGCGTCCGTCACGACCGTCGCCGATGGCGACTTCATCCAGATCGGGCCGGCCACGACCGAGGCCGACACCGAGGTCGTGCGCGTCGTCGTCGCCGGGACCGCCGGCGCGACCGACACCCAGGTTGAGAACAGCGCCGGCGGCGGGCTGCTCATCGACCACGGCAACGGCGAGGCCGTCAAGACCGTCACCGGGACGCTCCTCGCGGCTCCGGTCGCGGCCGGCGGGACGACCGTCAAGCTCGACGACATGACCGGCCTGGCGCCGGGCGATTTCGTCCGGTTCGGCTACGTCGGGCACTACGAGACGCGCGAGCTCGTGACCGTCGGCACCGCCGGCGCTGGCGGCACCGGCGTCACGTTCGCGATCCCGCTGACCCGCGACCACGCGATGGGCGAGTGGGCGATCGAGGTCACGTCGCTCGGCGCGACGACGATCACCTGGACGGCCGGGCGGATCCCGTCCGACCAGTACCAGGACCTCGTCCTCGTCGGGCTCGGGCTCGACGGGCGGCAGCTGACCGTGTCGATCTTCGACGCGATGTCGGCCGAGAGCCAGGAGCTCGAGTTCAGCGACCAGACGGTCTCCGGCCTGAAGGTCAAGTTCGCCGGCAATTACGACCCGGCGACGCCGACGGTGGTGCCGTTCAGCATCGTCCTCGAGTAAGCGATGGGCACCCGAAGCCCGGAGGACGTCCTCGCCGGCGTCCTCCGGATCGCGGTCGGGCGGGACGCGAAGGAGCCGCGTCTGGTCCCGACGCTCCCGATCGCGGCCAACCGCGAGTGGCAGGCGAGCCTGTCCTCCGGTCCGGCCGCGTTCAACGTCGCCGTCGAGCAGGACGATTGGACGGCCGCGATGGTCGCCGAGTTCACCGGCCTGTCGATCGACGCGCTCCTCGACGCCGTCGTGTCCTACGACCGCACGGGCGCGCTCGGCGGCCGGGAGTGGCTCGAGGCCAACGCGGATCCGGCGCAGCTGTACGCGGCGCTGACCCAGATGGCGGAGGTGGCGTTCCCTTTCGCGACCAACGTGCCGATGCTTCTGGCCGCGTTCGTCCTCCGGCGGGTCGTCGGGTCGGACCCGGCGAGCTCTACGAATGGGCACTCGCCATCTGGGGGATCGACCCGCGGACGCTCCAAGACCGGCTCGACGCAGCGCAGCTGACGATGCTCTGGGAGGCGGGCCAGGCGCGCGTCGCTCGGGAGGCCAAGGAGCGGCTCCGCGAGCGGTTCGTGACGACCCGCGACGCGATCCTGGCGGCCGACGTCGCCGTCGGGCGGGCCAAGATGACCCGTGGCTCGGCGACGCCGGCCTACGCGCAGGGCGACGCTCCGGAGCGGTCCGTCGCTAGCCAGGACGCGACGATCGCGCGCCTGGCACGCATGTTCCCTGGCGCGGTCTCGAGGCGGGTCTCGTGAACATCGGCGACATCTTCTTTGCGCTCCGGGGCGACGGCGGGCAGCTGCAGATCGACGCCAAGAAGGCCGCCGAGGCGGCCGGGATCACCGGCGGGCAGGCGTTCGGCGTGAGCTACGGCTCGAGCCTGAAGCGGGCCGCCGGCGCGGCGCTCGGCGGCCTGGCCGGGTTCGCGACCGGCGCCGTCCTCGTCGGCGCGCAGCAGCTGGACGCGGCGACGCGCCAGCTGCAGGCCGACACCGGGCTCACCGGCGAGGCGGCCAAGGCCGCCGAGAAGGACATGGCGTCGATGTACCAGAACAACCTGGCCGGCTTCGACCAGATCGGCGCGACGCTCGGCGCGGTCATCAACGGGCTGCACCTCGCGGGCAAGGCGGCAGCCGACGAGGCGCAGCGGTTCCTGAAGTTCGAGGAGGCAACCGGCAAGGGCGCCGAGGCCGTCGACGGGATCCGCGGCGTCCTCGACGCCTGGGACATCGACGTGGCGAAGTCCGGCCAGGTGATGGACGCGCTGGTCGCGAGCCACCAGAAGTACGGGACCAACATCAGCGAGGACATCGATCTCCTCACCAAGCTGTCGCCGACGTTGAAGGCGGCCAACCTGTCCTGGGAGGACGGGGTGGCGATGCTCAACCTCTTCACCAAGGCCGGCATCTCCGCCGAGAAGATCCCGACCGCGCTGACCAAGGCGCTTAAGACCGTCAAGAGCTCGGAGGAGCTCCGGCAGCTGCTCGTCGACATCGGCAACATCGAGGACCCGTTCATCCGCGCGCAGAAGGCCGCGGCGATCTTCGGCAACCGGGCCGGGCCGCAGCTGGCGCAGGCGCTGGCGCGCGGGTCGCTCGCCGATTTCGCGATCAACATGGACGAGGCGGCCGGCGCCACCGATCGAGCGGCCGCGGCCGTCGAGTCCGGGTTCGGGGCGCAGTTCACGCTGATCCTCCACAAGGCCGGCGGCGCGCTCGCCGAGTTCGGGACGCAGTTCGGGCCGCTCCTCATCCTGGCGTCGGTCCTCGGGCCATCGATGATCAAGCTCGTGTCGGGTGCGATCGGCGGCCTCATCGGCTCACGGCTCGTCGTGGCGGCGTCCGCGGCCGCGGGTGGCGCTATCGGCGGGCTGTATGAGACTGCCTGGCTGGAGGCGGCCTACGGCGTCGACGCGATCAAGGGCGCGATGGCCGCGGTCGGCAATTCGTCCGTCGTGCAGGCCGGCGCGACGAAGATCGGCACGCTCCTCGGCGGGCGGATGGGCCTGGCGCTGAAGCTCGGGCTGGTCGCCGCGGCCGCGCTCGCCTGGGTCGAGGTGATCAACACCTACAACGACCAGAAGGCCAAGATCGACGCGCAGGGGAAGGACATCGGCAAGAGCGTCGGCGAGCAGATCGCGACCGGGACGACGGACGAGCTCATGAAGAGCAAGGCGGCGCTCGAGTCCGGGATCAAGCAGCTGGGCGGCGTCTGGGACCTCGGCATCTTCAGCAACGACGCGCGGGCCAACCTCCAGCGCCAGCTGGACGCGGTCAACGCGAAGCTGCTCCAGTCGGGCGGCGACATCAAGGACGACTGGCGCGCGAACATGGCCGGCATCGTGACCGCGACCGAGGGCGCCGTGCACCCGCTCGGGCGCTCGGCCGACAAGATGGGCGTGGCGCTCGCGGATCCGCTCCACAAGGCGGCGACGTCGGCGCGCATCTCCGTCGACACGGCGATCGAGTCGATCCTGGCGTACATCAACGATTCGCGGAAGGCGCTGACCGAAGCGGCGACCGGTGCAGCCGAGGCGATCTATGGGCCGCTGGTCGCTCGAGCCAACCTCAGCCAGACGGAGCGGGATCTGGCGGAGCAGCGCGGGATCGTGAGCTCGAAGAAGTCCACGGCGGCGCAGGTCGCAGACGCGCAGCAGCGGATCATCGAGCTCACCCAGACGAAGGTTGAGCAGCTGGCGCTCCTCGTGTCCTATGGCGACCAGTCGGCGGCGTCCGCGCTCCAGCATCAGATCGACGTCCTGTCGGCTACCAAGGGGCTCACCGAGGAGCAGCTGCTCTGGCTGCGCAAGCTCCAGGGCGCGCTCGACGCGGCGACCGGCGACGCGCTGCGGCTCCAGGCGGCGCTCAACGGCGTGATCCGGACGCGGACCCAGAACGGCGTCGAGATCGTCGGCCACAAGGCCGCTGGCGGGCCCGTCCGGGCCGGCATGCCGTACATCGTGGGCGAGTACCGGCCGGAGCTCTTCGTCCCGGATACCAACGGGACGATCGTGGCGAATCCGTCGGTCGCGTCGGGCCCGGCCGCGGGCGGGCTCCTCGTCAACGGGCTCACCGTTCAGGTCTCGGGCGTCGGCTCGGACGTGTCGATCGCCGCGGCTCGGCGGTTCGGCGCCGAGATCCTCGATACGGTCGCCGAGGGCCTCCGCGAGCAGCGGGCGCGATTCGTCGGCGGCGTCCCGTGACGGCCGGGTTCATCTCGCTCGGGATCCCTGGCACGGGCGCCGAGACCGGCGGCGGGGCCAACACGACGCTGTCGGCCGACGTCGCGGCTCGGGCGAGCTCGATCCACGTCGCGTCGGCGACCGGGATCGCGGCGGGCGACTTCCTCCGGATCGGCGACGTCGGCGAGACCGAGATTCGCCAGGTCGACGCGAGCTACGTGGCCGGGACGACGATCCCGCTGGCGACGCTCCTCGGGCGGGCGCATGACTCGGGCGACCAGGTGCGCGAGGTCGACGACGCCGGCGCGTTCGTCGGCGCCGAGGACGTCTGGGACGCCGAGTGGTCCGGGTTCGCCTATGTCAACCACAAGCAGGTGACCGCGCTCCTCGGGACCGGGCTGACGGCGACCGCGAACGCCACGCTCCAGGAGGGCGCCAAGGGCTATCGCGAGGCGACGCTCGTGTTCACGGCTCCCGACTCGGCGACCAAGGACGCGGTACGCGCGTTCGATGAGTCGAGCGAGGCGATCGAGTTCACCGACTACGACGCGACGATCCGGAGCGTGCGGGTGCTCACCTTCGAGGCGTCGCTGACGGTGTCCGATCTCTGGCGGGTGTCGGTCCGGCTCCAAGAGCTCACGGAGCCGGTCTAGTGCGGGCGCTGACGCCGGATCTCGAGGCGATCCTCGTCTCGAGGTTTCAGGCTGGCGCGTCGGGGTTCCGCGGCCGGATCGAGATCGACGTTCCGATCGCCGGGACGGTCGGCGCCTGCAGCTACGTCGCTGAGGGCGGCGGGTCGCCGACCTCAGCGGATATCTGGGGCGACTTCATCGACAACAGCCATAACTTCCACGCTGGCGGCGGCGTCCCGGCTGCGACCGTGACTGCGAGCGGCGGCGGGCTGTTCTTCAGCGACCTCACCTACGGGACGTTCGACAACGGCAGCCAGTTCGGGATGAAGTCGAACGTGTTCGCGGATACGACGATCGAGGGACGCTGGGCGATCGATCTCGGCGCGCCGGTGTCTGTCTGCATCGCGCGGCTCGTGCCGCCAGGCTTCGGGACCTACGACTCCTCCGGCTCGCCGAGCGGGAGCAACGTCGGCCTCGACTACAGCGACGACGGGGTGACGTGGGTCAACGCGATCCCGGCCATGAACGCGACAGCCGAGTCGGTCGGGATCACCGCGCGCTACTGGTCGCTCCACAACGGTCCGTGGGTCCACGCCGGGCTCGGCTACTACCCAGGCTGCGATATCAGCGCGCTCTGTTTCTGGACCAACGCCGTGACGCCTCCGAGCGTCGGCACCGTCGCGGTGCAGCCGACCCGGATCTCGATCGACAAGAGCCGGAAGATGGCCGCGCAGCAGATGAGCTTCGAGGTCCTCAACGAGGACGGCGGCCATTCCCGGTTCCCGAGCCAGGACACGTTCCTCGAGGACATGGTGGTCCGGGCGTTCGAGTGGTACGGCGACGCGGCCAACGAGGTCCTCGTGTTCACCGGTCTCACCGACAAGCTCATCGAGCATCGGGATCCGCGGAAGGTCGCGGTCACGTGTCGGTCGATGCTGAAGCGGGCGATCGTGCAGACGTTCTCGACGATCGGGCCGCAGGGCGCCGGCGAGGCGGGCGCGATTCGGACCGCGGAGAATGGCGTCTACCTCGGCCTCGAGGCCAGCGCGATCGTGACCGATATCGCCGACCGGATGGGCTGGCCAACGGCGAAGCGGGCCATCCTCCCGACGAGCTTCATGGTCGACGAGTACGTCCTCCCGGATGGCACGTCCTGGGCCGAGTGCATCGCCGGCTCGGATCGCCTAACCGCGATGACCGGCTACGAGCTCTTCGATGATGAGGACGGCGTCCTCCATTTCGAGCCGGCTGGCAAGAGCTCGGCGGCCGACTCGGATACTCCGCAGGTGCCGGATTACGTGTTCTCTGCCGGCGTCGACCTCATGGCGCTCGACCTCCAGGGCGACGACTACGACGTCAAGACGCGGGTCAAGGTGACCGGGCCGCTGACCACCAACAAGCCGGCCTGGGTCGAGACCTGGCATACCAACCGGCTCCGGCGCCCGGTCGGGCTCTTCTACGATCCGGCCGATCCCACCCACCTCTACGTCCTCGATCGCTCGACGTCCAAGCTCTACAAGCTGCTCCAGAGCGACCGCTCGATCGTGAGCTCCGTGAGCTTCGCCGGCATCAGCTATCCGCTCGGCATCAGCGGCGATCCGTCGGACGCCTCGATCGTCTGGATCCTCAACGCTCCGTGGAAGTACACCGGCTCGACGTCGGGCAATTCGATCAAGAAGGTCCGGCGCTCCGATGGCGCGACGCTCGCGACCTACGCCATCGCCAACGGCCGCTGGACGACCATCAAGGTCTCGGCGTCGTTCATTTGGCTGGCGTCCTGGGATACCGACAAGGTCCACAAGCATTCCAAGGCCGACGGCTCCTCGATCGCGTCCTACACCGTCGTCTACAACAGCGTCGCGCAGATCAACCCGACCGGCCTGGCGATCGACGGGACGACCATCCTGGCGTTCTTCTACGGGACGTCGGGCGGCAACCGGTTCCTCCTCGTCGACGAGTCCGACCCGACGACGGTCGACCCGACCAACGCGCTCGGCGTCACCTCCGGCGTCGTGTCGACGGCCGGGACCAATATCCTCGGCGGCGAGATGGATACCACCACCCACGTCGACCTCTATGCGTGCTCCGACGATCTCGGGCTCGTCTGGAAGTTCCACCTTGTCTCGCCGGTCACCAACAACGTGTCGACCGTCGCGGCCGACCAGGAGCTCGAGGACCTGCTCGGGCTCCGGAGCCAGGCCGAGCCGCGGGTCCACGATCTGCATCCTGGCGACGCGGCGCACCCGTTCGAGATCCGGCGGATGACGCTGGCGCTGAAGCTCGTGACGTCGCTCGCGCAGGCGACCGAGTCGGCCGTCCGGCAGCTGGCGCAGGTCGACCGGTTCGCGCAGACGCTGGACGCCGGGATCGTCGGCAACCCTGGGATCCAGCTGCGCGACATGATCGCCGTCGTCGATCCTCCGTCGGGGCTCGACTCGACGCGCTACTGGCTCCTCGATACCTATCGGTCCGAGCTCGACGCGTCGGCCGGGACGTTCGTCGGCACCGTGGCGCTGCTCCCGTGGTCGGCGGTCTACTGATGAGCGTCCGGACCTACATCGTCGAGAGCCTGCTGCCGGGCGGGACCGGCTCGAGCTCGGGCGGGACGATCGGCGGCGGCGACGTGCTCCTCGACGTCGCGCAGCATGAGCACGACGGCGCGAGCCATACCGGGCTGCTCCCGATCGAGCGGATCTCGACGGCCGAGCTCGATACTACGATGGTCGCCGGACCGGATGGGACGGGCGGGCTCACGTTCCGGGCCGGCTCCGCCGACGCGATGGTCCCGTTCTATATCCCGGTCGCCTCGACGTTTCGCGTCCCTGTGGATCGTCAGGCGCTCTACCATCACCCCATCGTCGTCGACGGCGCACTCGTCGTCGACGGCCTTCTGATCGGAGTCTGACGACATGGCGAGCGGCGGCTGGATCGCGCTCCCGGCGAAGGCCGAGGCGGACATCGACACGGCGGACGCCGGCTACGTCAACGTGTTCTCGGACGCCGACGACAGCGCCAAGCCGGCCTACAAGGACGAGCTCGGCGCTGTTACGTCCCTCCGCGGCTCTACCGGAGGCACCGGTCCGACGGGCGCTACCGGTCCGACGGGCGCTACCGGTCCGACGGGCTCGACGGGTGGCACCGGGCCGACCGGGCCGGCGTTCGATGACGTCCAAGCGCACGGCAACGCGGGAGCCGCGGAAACCTTCGACGTCTCGCTCGCTAACTTCCACACCGCGACGCTCGACGTGAATTGCACGGCAACCTTCGCCGGCGCCGTCAACGGGATCCTCTCCGTCATGGGGCTGCGCCTCAAGCAGCCGGCCGCCGGCGGACCGACGACGATGACCTGGCCGGGTTCGGTCGTCTGGCCGGATGGCGTCGCGCCGACGCTCCAGACCGGCGCGAACCTGGTCGATGAGCTCAGCTTCGACACGACCGACGGAGGGACAATCTGGTACGGCCACTATGACCGGCCCGGCCCGACTGGCGCGACGGGGCCTACCGGTGTAGCGGGCCCGACCGGACCGACCGGACCGTCCGGCGCCGCGAGCGCCACGGGTTCCACCGGGCCGACCGGTCCGACCGGCCCGACCGGGCCGACGGGCTCCGGCGCCACCGGGCCGACGGGCCCGACGGGGCCGACGAGCCTCACGACGGCGGACGCCGGCCTCGGCGCCAACGTGGCCGTCGGCGGCTCTGCCTACACGGACATCATCAGCCTCGCGCTCGGGGCTGGGACGTGGGACGTCTGGGCCTACGCTGACATGGCCGGAGGCGGGACCGGCGGGCAGTACTACATCGCGATCACGACCAACGGGAACGCGCAACTCGCACAGTCGTCGGCGAGCTTCGTCGCGAGTCAGGATCAAACGGTCCCGATCTTCGCGCCCGGCGTGGCGGGCTCTCAGACGATCAAGCTCCGCGTGTTCTCCACGCAAAACGCCAACGCGCAGGGCACCACAGCTATCGGCTCGCCCGGCGGCGGCTCGAAGATCCACGCGCTGCGGATCGCCTGACCCGTGATCGCAGCGCGCTTCCTCCCTAACCAGATCGGCGGCCGGTACTCGGCAGGAGAAGATATGGGCACCTACAACGCGATCATCGCCGCGAGCGACACGGCCGCCGCGCTCAAGCTCACGGCTACCGCGATCTGCGACGGGACGGCCGACGAGGTCGAGATCAACGCGGCGATCGCGGCCGGCGTCGGCGTCCCGTACTCGATCCTCCTCCTCCCTGGGACCTATAACATCGCGGCGGCCGTTGACTTTACGGCGCTGACCGCGGCCGGCGGCGTCTGGATGACCTTCGAAGCGTCCGGATCGGTCATCAAGGCAGCCGCCAACATGGCGACGATGATCAAGCTCGATCCTGGCGCGGGCGGCCAGATCGTGACGTGCGCGGATATCCGGCTCGGCAAGCTCGACGGCAACGCGAGCGGCGGCAAGGCCGTCACGCAGGTCGTCAACATGGCCCGCTTCAACGACAACGTCCTCCGGATCGTCGACATCTTCGACGGCTCCGGGGACGCCTTCCGGGTCAACATGACCGGCGTCGCCGACTTCCCCAACGGCAATAACCTCATCACGATCGGGATCATCCACAACTTCGGCGGCACCGGCTTCTACGTGACGGGCGCGTCCGGGACGTACAACTTCCAGGGCAATACCGTCACCGTCGGAGAGGTGATCGCCTGCAATAACGGGTTCGTAATCGGCGGCGCTGCGAACGACGGGGCGAACTACAACCGCTTCAACCTCGGCGTCGTCGAGCACAACACCCACGCTGGCGTCTACGACTATTGCGGCGGGAATATTTGGCTGATCGGCAACACGAACAGCAACGGCGACGAGGGCCTCGGCGCTCCGGCTGGCGTCACGCTCCGGTCGACGATCATCACGAACACGACGGACACGATCGTCGCTGCCGTAACCGGGCAGTATTACGTGCTCAACAACGGGCATGTCGTGGGCCAGACGTGACCTACGGGCTGGTCGCGATCGTCAAGGACGAGGCCGAGCGGATCGACCGTTTCGTGGAGTCGGTCCGCCCGCTGATCTCGGCGTGGACGATCGTCGACACGGGATCGACCGACGGGAGCCCGGAGCTCATCCGCAACGGCCTCGCCGGGATCCAGGGTCGGCTCCTCGAGGCGCCGTTCGTCGACTTCGGGACGACTCGCTCGATCGCGTTCGCCGCGGCGCGCGGGACGGCCGACTGGCTGCTCGCGCTGGACGCCGACATGACGGTCGAGATCGACGCCGAGTTCGAGCCGGATCCCGACGTCGCGGCCTACCTCATCCGAATGGGCGACGAGGCGTTCGAGTACCGATTGCCGCTGGTCCTCCGGGGCGATCTCCCCTGGATCAGCCGCGGCGCCGTCCACGAGTACACGTGCCTCGAGGACGGGTCGCTCGGCCGGCGCGAGCCGACGGACGCCATCCGGATCCGCAACAGCGGCGCGGACCGCTCGAGCCCGGCCAAGACGCGCTGGCAGGCCGAGCTCCTCGAGGCCGAGCTCGTGCGGGAGCCGGACAATCCTCGGACTACGTTCTACGTGGCACAGACGCTCCGCGAGATCGGCGATGCGCGATCCCTCGAGCGGGCGGCGGTGCTCTATCGGCGCCGGGCCGAGATGGGCGGTTGGATCGAGGAGTCCTGGTATGCGCGGTTCCGCGCGGCGCTCCTCGAGGTCGACTGGCCGGCGCGCCTAGCGGCGCTCCTCGCGGCCTGGGACGCGCGACCGGCGCGGCTCGAGCCGCTCTACCACGTCCTCCGCGAGCTCAACGCTCGGGACCAGCACGCCACGGCCTACGCACTCGCGCGGTCGGTCGACCCGTCGTCGCGGCCGGCCGACATTCTGTTCGTCGAGCCGTGGATCTGGACCTACGGCATCGCGTTCGAGCGGAGCGTCGCGGCCTGGTGGCTCGGCCGGCGCGACGAGTTCGCGCGACTGACGGCCGAGCTCCTCGAGCTCCCGCTGACGCCGGCGATCCGGGCGGCCGTGGAAGCGAACGCGGCGGCGTGAATATCCCACCCGAGGTGCTCCTCGCCGCGATCGGCGCGCTGGCGTCGGTCGTCGCGTTCCTGGGCCGCGACCTCATCAAGCAGAGAGATTCGGCAGTTGCCGGGTGGATGGCGCAGACGGACGCTAATCGACTGATGGCGGAGGGGATCCGGGAGGCGAACCTCGAGCGGCGCGAACGCCATCGGCTCGGAGAGGAGGCACGATGATGCTCCTCGAGCGGATCCGCGCGATTGTCCGTGAGGTCGGTCGGGCTGTCCGGCCGCCGGTTCTCGTCCATCAGCAGCGGGTCAGCGACGCTACCCTCATCCTCATCCAGCGGGAGCTCGAGGAGCTCCGACGGCTGGAGCATCTAGCGCGGCGAGGCCACAGGAGGTCCAGGTGAGCCCGTTCTACGCGGTCCTGTCGTTCCTCCTCATCGCGCTCTGGCCGATATCGGTCGGGTCGGCCGCGTTCATTTGGCGCCTCTACCGCGAGGACCGCCAGGACGGTCGACGCGCGCGACTCCGGCTTTCGCTCGTCCTGGCGGCGACGGGCAGCGCGGGCGCGGCGGTCCAGAGCTTCCTCGCGCTGGTGACAATCCTCGCGCTCATGGGACGCGGCAACATCGTCCGCGGGCTCCTCCCGGCGGTATTCGCGAGCTTCATCGTCTTGGGCCTGATCCCGATCACGAACGCGGCCTACCTTCGGTGGTTGCGCTCGCGGGCTCGCGGCGAGTAGGCTCCGCGCGACCACCCACACGCAGAGGAGGCTCCCGTGCCGACCGATCCCGACGAGATCGTCCTGACCAACCCGGATGACGGCAGCGAGGCGCCGTTCGGCCTCGGCTCGCTCCACAGCCCACCCGACCCGAAGGACTGGACGGTCGACGCGCTCTTCGCGCTGTCCGGGCTCGACATGGCCGTCGCTCCGCCGGCGAGCTTCACGTCGCCGTCGCCGTTTCCGCCGATCCTCAACCAGGGCAAGACCGGGCGCTGCGTCGCGTTCTCCCTGTCGCGGATCAAGGCCTACCAGGACCTCCGCGACACCGGCGCCGTCGACCTCGACGAGGCAACGTTCTTCTTCTCGATCGGTGGCACCGATGCGACCGGCGCCGTCCCGCGCGTCGGGCTCGAGAAGCTCCGGATGTCGGGCTATCCCGTCGTCGGCAACGCCGGCGCGGCGAGCCTGCACCGGATCGACAGCTACTACGCCATCCCGGTCGTTCGCGTCGCGCTCGAGAGCGCGATTGCCACCTTCGGGCCGATCGAGCTATCCGTCGTCTGGCCGTGGTCGTGGTTCTCACCGGTCAATGGCGTCCTCCCGAAGCCCGGTGCGATCGCCGGCGGCCACGCGATCACGGCGGTCGGCTACACGACCGTCGGGCTGCTCCTCGACAATTCGTGGGGGCTCGGGTTCGGCCTGTCCGGCCGGGTCACGCTCCCGTGGGCCTACCTCGGCCAAGTGCGCGAGGCGTGGAAGGCGATGGATCACCTCGATCCCAAGCCGGCTCCGCCGAAGGGGTTCCGGCTGTCGATCGCGGCCTACGCCAAGGTCGTGCACTACGCGCTCGTCGGCGGCAAGCTCACCGACCAGCGGACGTATCCCTGGGGGAAGTCGCCGAGCGGCGCACCGTGCGGGCCGGCGGCTCCGCATCCGGGCGCCGTCCGCGGGTCGGCGATCGTCGCGCCGGTGCCGAAGGTCGGCGGCGGCGTATTCGCAGGGCGATGGGTCCGAATCGGTTCGGGCGTCACAATCCACGCCGTCTAAGCAAGGAGGCCATTCGTGGTCGTAACGCTGCCGGATTTCACCGGCCTGTCACTCGTCGCGTTCATCACGCTGCTGGTCATTCTGTCGGCGGCCGACATGCTCTGGAATTCGCTCCTCGCGATCGTCCACAAGAACTTCTCGAGCGCCTACGTTGCCGACTTCCTCGTGTCGCATGTGGCGATGCGGGTCGGGCCGATCGCGTTCCTCGAGATCCTCGGCAACGGGATCCCGGCAGCCGGGCTCCCGGCGATCCCGGCGGTCTCGGCCGTCGCGGTCCTCGGCCTGGGCGCCTATTTTGTCGAGACCGTGGGCTCGCTCGTGACAGCGACCAGGACGACGGTGCCGATCACCACGGATCCGTCCGCACCGGCCGTCGGCGCGACTCCTCCGGCTCCGCCGGCGGGCGGCTGATCGAAGGCGCGGCGCATATATCGGGTTGACGGGTCGGCTACCGTTTCGTCGGGCGTTCCCGTTCCTCCGGGGCGGCCGGTGGTAGGTGTCTGAAGAGCCGGGCTGCAGCGATGCGGTCCGGCTCTTCGGCGTAGATGCGCGGGTCGTGCACGTTCCGACTTGACACGGGGCGTTATACAGGCGTACGGTCCCGCTCCAATGGACGCAGCCACCGAGTTTCGCAGCCGTCGCGAGGCGATCGCCGGGCAACCGGCGGTCTCGCTCCGCGAGGTCGCTCGCCGGTCCGGTCTCAATCCCGGCCGGCTGTCGATCATCGAGCGCGGCGTCGAGCCGACCTGGGCCGAGCGCGTCCTCATCGACAAGGCGCTCGGCGAGCTCGAGCTCGAGCGGGCGCAGGCCATCCTCGAGGCGTCGCGGGCATGACCGCCGACGCTCCCTGCTGTCTCGGGCGCAGCTGTCCGCGCTGTCGGCCGGGCCGCTGATGGGCGTCTGGACGGTCCCGGATCCCGCGAGCCAGATGGCCGGCGTCCTCATCGTGGCGCTCGGGCTGGCGCTGATGCTTCTCATGCTCACCGCGGCGTCCGGGCGGCCGCGGCCGTGATCCTGCTCCTCGGCATCGGGCTCGGCTGCCTCGTGCTCGCGCTCGGCGGGCTCGTCGCGCCGCTCCTCGAGCGGATCGAGCTCCCATGATCGGTTGGCTGCTCTGCAGGCTCGGTCGACACGACGGCGGCGTCGCCGTCGGGCATCTCGTGCTCTGCCGGCGCTCGGGCTGCCGGTTCTATCTCCGGCGCTGACTCAGAGACCCCACGCTCACTCCGGCTCCCGTCTACCACCGGGGCCCGGCTCTTGGAGGACCGCTGCTCATGGCTCATGTCTCTTCGACGCCACCGGAACGCTCTGGCGTCGATCGCGCCGCTGGCATCGACCAGACCGTGCTGCAGCTAGTGATGCCGCTCGAGGAGGCACGCGAGGTTCTCCGAGATATCGAGGCGGTGCTCGGGCCGACTGACGGGTTCGACTCCCTGGCACGGCTCCGGGACGCGCTGATCCTGGCGCTCCGGAGGCGGGCCCGATGAGCGCCGACTGGACGGCCGTCGACGGCCGGGCGAATTCCTCGCCGGCATTCGTGGCGCTCGTCGACGAGGTCGCGCGGCTGATCCGATCGCAGGCGCACACGCTGATTGCCGGCGATGCCGAGAGCGTGGCGCGGCTGGTCCTCGCGCAGCTGGCGCGCGTCCACGGGCTGCGTCCATCGGCCGACCTCGAGGCGCTGGCCGCCGAGCGGCACCATCTCGGGTTTGCGATCGACAGCCGGACGGGCACCTACTCGACCGAGTCGGTCCTCGTGAAGCGCGACTGGTATATCCGGCTCATGCTCCTGATCGGGAGCGCCGAATGAGCTCGCCGGTCCTGGCGCGCTCCGACGCCGACGGTCGACGGCTCTACCTCTGGGGCGATCCGCCGGAGGGCTACTGGTCCGTGACGACCATTCTCGACGGCGGGATTCCGAAGTACCTCGTGCCGTGGGCGGCCAAGGTCATCTGGGACCTCATCGAGGCCGACGTCGCCGGCGTGGGCCCGTATGCCGGCGCGCACCCGATGGTCCGGCGATGGGCGAAGGCCGGCCGGCGCGACGTCCTCGAGCGTCAGGCGACGGGCGCGCTCCGCTCGATCAACCCGGCCAAGCTCACCGACCACGAGCTCGCGGGCCGCTGGATCAAGGGCGCTCCGGACCGGGTCCGCGATGCCGCGGGCGAGCTCGGGACCGAGGTGCACTCCGAGGCCGACCGGCTCGTGCAGCGGCTGGCGCTCGCGTCCGGCGAGGCGTGGTCCGCGGGTCGGCCGATCCCGGCCTGGCCGACCGAGCTCCACGGCCACATGACCGGGTTCGTCGCATGGCTCGATGCCTGGCGGCCGCGGTTCCTAGCGACCGAGGCGACCGTGTTCAATCGGACCCAGGCGTTCGCCGGGACGCTCGACGCCATCGTCGAGCTCCGCGCGCGGCAGGTCATGCTCGCGCTCGTCGCCGCTGGCACCGCTCCGGAGGACGTCCCTGGATGGCTCCACGACGCGGCAGCGGTCGACGCCTGGGTGACGGTCATCATCGACTACAAGAGCGGCAACAAGACCTGGCCGCTCGTCGCGCTGCAGCTGGCGGCCTACTCGCGCGGCGAGTTCGTCGGCCTGCCGGACGGCGTGACGCAGGCGTCGCTCCCGGCCGTCGACCTGGCGGCCGTGCTCCACCTCACGCCGAAGGGGTTCCGGTTCCGCCGGGTCCGGATCGACGACGAGGTCTGGCGTTCGTTCCTCCACGCTCGGGAGGTCTGGCGATGGCAGCGCGAGACCTCGAGGACGGCGTTCCTCGAGGACCTCATCGCGCCGAAGGAGGAGGTTGCCTGAATGTTGGCTGATGATCCCGTCTGGACCACGCGGGCCGCGTTCCGCGACGCGCTGATCGTGAAGCTCCGCCAGCGGGCGAAGGAGCTCGCGCAGCCGATCGAGGGCGGCGCGCTCGACGGCATCGAGGTCCTGTCGCTCGGCATCCTCGAGTCGGCGCTCCAGGAGCTCGCGGCCGATCCGCTCCCTCCGGCGTCCGAGACTCGGGCCGAGGTGCGCACGCCGGCGACGCTCGTCGTGTCGGCCATGTGTCCCAAGTGCGACCTGCCGGCCGGCATCGTGCTCGCGATCACGAGCCGGCTCGAGGTCGACGATGAGGGCTCGGAATTGAAGCTCCGGGCGAAGGCCAAGGCGCGGACGCATTTCTGCGGCCAGCTGTCGCTCCTCGAGGCGCCGATCGCCGACGGCCAGGAGGAGCTCCCGGTCGACGACGAGGAGGCCGAGCCGGCCGCTGAGGCCGAGGCCGAGGGCTGTCCGTTCCCTGGATGCGTCCGTCCGGCCGAGCATCGCGGCAAGCACGACGTCCCGGCGCCGATGCCGGAGTCGGCGGCCGACGACGGAACCGACCTGCCGCGGCCGCGGGTCGTGCATTGATGCCGGTCCTGCTCATGACCATCCGCGTGGCCGACGGCTCCGAGGTGCCGTCGGCCGAGGTCCTCACCGATGATCTCGGCGCGCTGGTGCACACGGCCGGCGCCGAGCACTACGGCCGGTCCTCGGGCTGCCACCTCCGCGTGTTTCACCGCGACGGATCCGCGGAGCACGACCGCGCGGCGTTCCGGCGGTCGCTCCAGGAGCTCGGCGCCGACGAGGAGACGCAGGCGCTCCACCTGTCCGAGTGGGACCAGTACCTCCGGCCGGTCGCCGTCATGCATTGGTGGGAGGCCGTGAACTAGCCATGCCGATCCGCGACCTACAGCGCCGGCTCCGAGAGATCGGGCGGATTCGGGCGGGCTCGTCGACGACGAAGGGCGGCCGGAAGGTTCCGTCCAAGCTCGAGACCTGGCGGCTCACGAGCCCGACGCGCGAGCTCATCGAGGCCGCGGCCGAGCTCTACGGCGGCCACGTCGTTCCCTGGGAGCGTGAGTTCGAGGTGATCACCGAGGTCGCCGTCCTCGACATCGTGATCCCTCCCGGCCAGAGCTTCACCCAATGGAACGAGCTCTGGGCGGGGGGTGGGTGCGTTCGCCGGTGCGACGGCCAGGTCAACGTCCTCACCATGACCGAGTGCGCGTGTCCGGCGGATCCGCTGGCGCGGGCCGAGCTCGCCAAGCGCGGCGAGGCGTGCAAGCCCACGAGCCGGCTGTCCGTCATGCTCCCGGCGCTCCCGGACCTCGGCGTCTGGCGCCTGGAGAGCCACGGGTTCTACGCGGCCGTCGAGCTCGCCGGCGCGGCCGACGTCCTGGCGATGGCGACCTCGGCCGGCCGGCTCATCCCGGCGCGGCTCCGCCTCGAGCAGCGCGAGAAGAAGGTCCCTGGCAGGCCGACCAACCGCTACGCCGTCCCGGTCATCGAGTTCGTCCAGACGCGCATGGCCGACCTCGAGCTCGACCTGTCGGGCGCCGTCGCTGCTCCGCGACTCGGGGCGGGCAGCGGCGGCCGCCCGCCCGCGCTCATGGCGCCACGAGCCGACCTCCCGGAGTCGAGCGACTTCAGGGCACCGGTGCCGACCGGCCCGCTCCCGCTGGCCGAGCGGCTCCGGGCCGACGTCGTGCGATGGGCCGGGCTCGCCGGTCCTCCGACCGACGACCAGCGGACGACCCTGGGCGCGCTCTTCGCCGGCGTGGCCATGCCGGCCGTCGTCGCCGGGATCCGGATCGCGTTCGAGCATCCGACGCTCGAGTCCGGCGCCGAGGCCGAGTCGATCGTGTCGGTCGCCGCGGCCACCGGGCCCGCGTTCCTGGACGAGTGGGCGGCGATGGTCGCCGAGGGCGAGCAGGCATGAGCCGCGATCACATCGACGACCCGTCGGAGGCGTCGGCGTTCGCGCTCCGCTCGATCGCCGATTCGCTCGAGCTCGTCGTGGAGCGCCTGGGCGCGATTCTCGTCGCCGTCGACACGCGGCCGTCGACGAGCAACCACGGCTACGACGTCCCGATCGGCTACTGGTGCTGCGCGATGGACTGGCGGCTCGGGACGTTCCGCTCGGGCGACTGCATCCTGCCGACGTCCGGGCCGGCTCCCGTCTGGGAGCGGGTGCCATGAGCGCGATCGGAGTCGGCGTTCGTCCGGAGGGTCCCACGGTTCGGCGGGTCGACGGCAAGAGCGGTGCAGGCATCGTCCGGCCGTGGGACCGTCGGCTCGAGCCGGATGCGTCCGTCCCTCCGGTCGACCGCCGACTCGCCGGCCGGCTGTCCGAGGAGGAGCTCTTCTTCGCCTATCGTCGTTCAGGGAGGATGCCGTGACGCGCGCCTACGCCGAAAGGACCACCGTGTCGACCGATCGATCGCGAGGCGAGATCGAGTCGACGCTCCGGCGCTATGGCGCCGACCAGTTCGTGTCGGGCTGGGACGCGAGCCGGGCGATGCTCGGGTTCCGCGTCAACGGCCGGCACGTCCGGTTCGAGCTCCCGATGCCGGATCGGTCCTCGGATGAGATTCGTCTGACGCCGTCTGGAGCCTACGAGCGCACGGCCAAGCAGCAGGACGAGGTATTCGAGGCCGAGGTCCGGCGCCGCTGGCGCGCGCTCAACCTAGCGGTCAAGGCCAAGCTCGAGGCCGTGCAGACGGGCATCGCGAGCTTCGACGACGAGTTCCTGGCATACCTCGTGCTCCCTGGCAACCAGACCGTCGGGCAGCTGATGGCCGATGGGCGCCTGGACGCGGCGATCGCGTCCGGCGCCATTCCGATGCTGCTCCCGGACGGGCTCGGCCGGCGGCGATGAGGACCAGGCTGCTCCGGCCGGAGTTCTGGTCCGACGAGCTCATGGCGTCGCTCCCGCGCGACGTCCGGCTCGTCTACATGGGGCTCTGGAATCTTGCCGACGACGCCGGCTACCTCGAGCGCCGGCCGCGCGCGATCGCCGCGGCGCTCTTCCCGTATGACGGCATGGCCGAGCGAGAGGCGCTGATCGACGGCGCGCTCGAGCTCCTCGTCCGGGAGGGCCGGGTGCTTTATCTCGAGTGTCCGATCCATGCGCGGATCCCGACGCTCCCGCGGCACGCGGCGAAGGGCGGCACGAAGGCCACCACGTTCGAGAGCCGGCATCGCACGACCTGTCTGTCTGAACGTGTACGTACGGGTCCGGACAAGTCCCGCTCGGGATATGGTTCGGATTCGGGCTCCGGTTCGGATTCGGATTCGGAATCCGCGGGCGCGCAAGCGCGACTCGGCGACGCGGCGGCGGCGGCTGGTGGGTTCGTCGCCGACCTCGAGGCACATCGGTCACGGAGGGCGAAGGCGTGAGCCGGGTGCCACCGATCTGCGGGCTCTGCGGCTACGAGTCGGACCAGGAGGTCCGGATGGGGTTCGTCCGATGGACCGAGCCTGGCGATCCGCCGAGGCCGTTCGGGGCGATGCCGCGGTGCACCGATCGAGCGGCGTGCCGGGCCCGCGTCGAGCGCGCCGGCGAAGCCTGGGAGGTCGCCGACACGGCGGCTGACGTGAAGAAGGCGCCGGCGGGCACCTCCGTCGTCGTTGTCGCTCAGACCGATCAGCCAGCGCCGGCGCAGGCCGAGGATACACGGCCGTGGTGACGCTCTTCCACCGCGACGCCTGGCTCGAGCAATATCTCGGCGATGCCGAGGCGGTCCTGGCGTCGCTCCCGGCCGAGAGCGTGCATTGTGTCGTGACGTCACCGCCGTACTGGAATCTCCGCGACTACGGCGTCGCCGGCCAGCTGGGCCTCGAGCTGACGCCGGAGCTCTACGTCGACCGGCTCGTCGCGATCTTCCGGGAGGTGCGGCGCGTCCTCCGGTCCGACGGGACCGTATGGCTCAACCTCGGCGACACGTACTCGGCCGGCGGCCGCTCGAGCTACGACCAGGCAACGCCGAATCGCGGCAACCGGGCGTCGGCTCGCGCGCCGCGGCACTCCGCCGGGCTGAAGCCCAAGGACCTCGTCGGCATTCCCTGGATGGTCGCGTTCGCGCTCCGGGCTGACGGCTGGTATCTCCGGCGCGACGTCATCTGGTCGAAGCCCAATCCGATGCCGGAGTCGGCCGAGGACCGGCCGTCGACGAGCCACGAATACCTCTTCCTGCTCACGCGCTCCGAGCGGTACTTCTATGACGCCGAGGCCATTCGGGAGGCCGCGACGTCCGGGCCATCCGACCTTCGCAAGATGGCCGAGGCGCTGCCACGGATCGGCGGGCTGGTCCTCGAGCAGGACGATCGGCACCTGAAGGCGTCGGCGCGCACGAACGTCGGCCGGAAGCGGTCCGTCGGCGGCGCGCCGCTCCGGATCCCGACGGGCTGGAATGCTGGCGCGACCGAGGCCGATCGGGATGGCCGATTCGCCGGCGGCGTCGCCGCGGTCGACGCTCGGCCTGGGCGATCGAAGCGGTCCGTCTGGACGATCGCGACCGAGCCGTTCCCAGGCGCGCATTTCGCGACCTTCCCGACCAAGCTCGTCGAGCCGTGCATCCTGGCCGGCACCAGCGCGCGCGGCGTCTGTCCGGCCTGCGGCGCGCCGTGGATCCGCGAGCTCGCCACCGAGTACTCGGCGATCACCGACAACAGCGACGTCGAGGGCGAGGCGCTCGCCGTCGGGCGCCAGTTCCGGGAGCGGGCGGTTCGCTCGAGCTCAACCACCGGCTGGCGGCCGTCGTGCTCGCACTCGGCCGGGCTCGAGCCCGACGACCTCGACGTGATCGTGAGTCCGCTCGTGACCGTCCGGGAGGGCGCCGAGGCCGACCCGGTCGACGGCCGGGCCTCCGGGACGCGCCGGCGCGGTCTCGATCGGACCCGGATGGCCGACGAGGGCCAGCGGCCGATGGCGCGGTTCGAGCAGCGCGCCTATGCGCGCCAGCTGCGGGCGCTGCTCCGGCCGGACCTCGAGGCGCTGGCCGCCGAGGCCGGGCCGGCGTTCGCGCACTACCTCCGGACCGACCGGGCCGGCGCGCGACCGATCCCCGGCTCCCTCCTCGAGGCCTGGATCGCGCGCGGCGTCCTCGAGCCCGTGTCGCTCCCGGAGCTCGTCGCCGAGCAGCCCGTGCCGGCGACGGTCCTCGACCCGTTCGGCGGCTCTGGGACGACGGCGCTCGTCGCCGAGCGCCTGGGCCGGCGGGCGATCCTCATTGATGTCTCGGCCGACTACGCGGCGATGGCGCTCGAGCGCGTCGCGGTCGGCCGGCGTGATGGCTCGGGCGCGGCGATCGACATGCCGCTCCCGGCTCCCGACGATTCGCTCTGGGCGGAGGTGGTCTCATGAGCCGTGGTGATGTCCTGGCCGACGTCTACGAGGAGCGTGACCGGCAGGAGGCGATCGGGCACCGTAAGCGGGCCGGCGGCATCGACTGGCGCTCGTGCGCGGATCCCCAGATGGCCGGCGGCGATACCACGCGGTTCCTCGTGCTCGGCGAGGAGGTCGGCGAGGTCGCCAACGCGGTCCTCGAGGCCGGCTACGGCTCGATCGTCGACGACGAGCATCTGCGCGAGGAGCTCGTGCAGGTCGCGGCCGTCGCGGTCGCCTGGGTCGAGGCGATCGATGCGCGGACCTGGGCGAGGCTGCACCCGTGAGCCCGCTGCTCCGGGAGGCGATCGACGTCGCGACCGACCTGGCGTGGCGGCCGATGTCCAACCTGCCGGGCTCCGTCGCATACCTCGAGCGGAAGGAGGCGCACGCGCGGCTCGTCGAGCTCGAGCGCCGGCTCCGGATGCCATACGAGCCATCCGTCGAGCTCGTCTACGTGATCAAGGCGATCCGGCGGGTCGCTCGAGCGTCATTCTCGAATCGGCGCGGGCCGACGTACTACGAGCGACGCGCGGCCGTCCGCGAGCTCCGCGGCTGTCTGGACGTATGGAGGAAGCGCGCTGATGGCCGGCCGGCTCACGGATCTCGAGCGCGCCGATCGCGCGGTCACGGGCACCGTCCTCCAACAGCAGATCGTCGGCCTGGCCGAGCTCTACGGCTGGACGTGGTGCCATTGGCGGGCGCTGCAGAACAGGCGCGGGACCTGGGAGGTGCCGGTGCAGGGGCCGATCGGCAAGGGCTGGCCGGACCTCTTCCTGGCGCGGACCCGCGACCGGCGGATCATCTTCGCCGAGATCAAGCGCGAGCTCGAGCAGCCGACCGAGGCGCAGACCCAGGTCCTGGCGATGCTCGCGCTCCTCGCCGGCGATCGGGTGACCGACGCGCACCGGTTCGTCCTGGCCGTGCCGCGGATCGACGTCGTCGTCTGGCGCCCGTCCGACCTCCACGATCCCATCGAGACCTCCAATGTCGCTAGGATGCTGCGATGACCGACGCCAAGGCGTTCGCCGGCTGGACCGTCCCGGCCGGGTTCGAGCCCGACAACATCGGGCGCTGTCGCTCGTGCTCGGAGCTCATGCTCTGGTGCATCACGCCGGCCGGCAAGCGGGCGCCGCTCAACCGCGACGGCACGAGCCATTTCGCGACCTGTCCGCAGGCGGCGGCCTGGCGGCGGAAGCCATGATCCTCCGGCTCGTCGACGGGCCCGAGTACCTCGAGCGCCAGGCGCGGATGCGTGACGCGCTCGCGCGGCTCGACCAGGATGCGATGCAGGCCGTGATCGATGAGGTCGAGCCGATCCCGTTCGTCGTCGGCAGGCGCTACCGGCTCCGGGTGCTCGGCGGCGCGCCGGACGCCGTCCGCGTGGCGCACGTCCGGGACGAGGCCGGCGTCGAGTACCACCTCGAGCATCCGCAGGCGACCAAGCCCGAGTTCCTCGAGTTCGAGGCCTTGTTCGCGGAGCGTGTCTACGGGATCCCTGGCCGGCGCTCGCCGGGCTCCGCGCTGCTCACGCTCGCCGATGGGCGCTCGGCGCTCCTCGCCGACATCGATGTCCTCGAGTGCGAGGAGCTCGGGTGAACCGCGACCAGGGCGTCGCGTGCGGGCTCCTCGTCGCGTCGGCGCTCTTCATGCTCGGTCTCATCATCTGGATCGCGTCCTCGGTCATGACTCCGAGGTCCGCTGGAGCTCCAACGGCGGCGCCATATCTCCCGGCGTCGTCGACCCTCCAGCGGTCCTGGGCGCCATCGCCGGGGGACGGTTCCGACGTCAGCGTGCCGCGCGCGACGTCGGCGGTTGGAGAGCCGGAGCAGGCTGCGCGGACGATGGTGCCGGTGGTGCTCCCGGTCCGATCGGGTGTCATAGCGTGGGCTGCCGCGGGGCTCGGCTCACGCTACCTGGCGCTCCCGATCGGACCGGGTCACCGCGTCGAGCTCCGCGGTCCTGGCGGCTGCATCGTCGTGCGCTCGACCGACGCGGGCCCGGCGCTCGTGCTCCAGCGGCATGGGCGGATCGCCGACCTCGCCGTCGGGCTCTGGGCGACGATCTCGGGCGTCCCGGCGTCGCGCGGGCTCTTCCGCGGAATCGTGGCGCGAGCTCGTCGCCGGCGAGGCGGGCTGCGCATGAGGTGGGTCCTCCTCGGGCTGGCGCTCATGGCGTGGCCGTTCGGCCGGCGGCCGGTCATCGAGCTCTGCAGCCACGACCACGACCGATGCTCGGCGATGCCTGGGCATTTCGGTGGTGGCTCAATTTCAGCCACCCCGGACACCGGGCGCCCCAATGCCTCGGAAGCTTCCGAGTCGGGCGGGGCCGGGAGCATAGCCGAAGGATTGGATGGTGACGGCGAACCGCCGTTAGCGGGCGGTGCCCGGTGAGCGGTCTAGCCGAGGAACGGCCGGAGCAGCCCGACCACGTCGAGGTCGATGTACCCGCAGATGAGACTCAGCGTCTTCAGCACCGATGTACCGGCTGGTGTGGCCGAGGTGGGCGTGCCGAACGCTATGTCGATGGCGGTATCGAAGTCCATTTCCATCTCTCTAGTCGGATCAACCGGGAGGAAGGAAGAGGACGCGAGTTTTGTGCGACCGTCCACCACGCCCTGGTAGACGAACTCCTTCGTACCGCCCGGTCTGAGGGTGCCGACCTTCAGGTTCTTCGTTCCGGGGAACTTCAGGACGAGACCCGAGAACGAACTGACCGTGACGTGGATCAGCCGGTGCTTGTCGATGCGCGACAGCTCATGGAGTGCCCAGAGTGGGTGGCTGGTGAACTGTTGCCCTCGGTTATACGGCTGCGCTCGCTCGATGACTGCGCGGGCTTCGGGGTGTACTCCCGCGATCTTGTAGAGGCCACCCCCCGGACCGGCGTCGGCAAAGCGCGTGGCGCCCGTTTTCGGTCGCCCACGCCGGTCGATGTCACCAAAGATCGGGAACTCGGACGCCTCGCGCACCTCGGCGCTTCTGACGGGCGTGTAGGCGTCGGCCAAGGCATAGGCCAGATGGTCGAGTCCGCTGCGCATGTTCTGGAGGCAGTCGCCGAGGAGCAGGCTGAACTCGACCGGCGGAGCCTCCGCCTCGATATAGGTCGCCGTGTTGCCGGGATAGTCCTGATCCGGTTCGTTCGTGATGGTGTAGTGCTTCTGGCCGATCCATTTCTCGATCTTGATGTCGAGCCGACGCAATTGCAGACGCGCCCGACGCAACTTCAGCAGGGGGAGCGGGTAAGACGTCATGCGTAGAGAGTATGCGCCACCGGTCACGCATGAGCGCGTAGACTGGTCCGCATGGTCCGCGCCGATCGCATCGCTACTGGTTGGGTGGCTACGTGGATGATCGCCGGCATCATCCTGCTTGTCGCCAACCTGCCGGTTGCGAACGAGCCGATGGCCGCTCAGGGCGAGCTGTTGGTCCGGATCGCCATGGGGATGATCGGCATTGGTTTTGTGGCGGTAGTAGTGGAAGTGGTCCTGCTTCTCGCGAGCTGGCGTCGCCGACCTCAGCCACCCGAGTCGTCGCCACTAAATGCAGCCTCGATTCCTTCGTTCTCGCCGGAGATCGAAGCGATGCGGACCGAACTAGCGCAACGCCAGGAAGTGGAGCGTCGCGAACAGCTCCGCCTCCTTCGCGACGAGATGACTCGGGTTCGCGACAGCTACCTCAACCCCACCCGCGGCGAGGGGTCCGGAGATCCGAAACGGGAGATGGCGGCTTGGGCCGACGCAGACAACTTCGATCGCAATGTCCGGGGCAACCTGTCCCCGGCGGACCAAATCGAGTACGACCGTCCTGTAGACCCGGCCATGCTGGCGAATCCGGAATGGCATCGGAACGTCGCGACGTACTACGAAATCAAGCGCCGGCGGATTCGTGGGATTGGGCCGCCCTAGTCGATCAACCCCGCGATTTCGTCACAAGTCCAGACATGATCGGCGATGCCTGCCGCCATCGCGGGCGTTCGGTTCTTGCCGAGCGACTGGTGCGGTCGTCCGAAGTTGTAGTGCATGAAGTGCAGGCTGACCATCGCCGCGTGGTTCTCGACCTTCTTGGAGAAGGCGTTGGTCAGGCGGGTAAACCGGCGCATCGACATTCGCATCGTCAGGTTCTGCCGCTCGACATAGGAGGTCGAGATCAGGTCGGGGTCCGGATTACCGTTGACGATGAGCCGCTTTTCCGAGAGGACAACAGGCGGACTAAATCGTCGATCTTCCTTCGGGTCGGCCCCGTATTCCTTCATGAGCATCGCGTAGTCAACCTGCCCCCGGAACGCCTCGTCCACCGCATCGGGGTAGGCGTGCAGCCCGTCCGTGGTGAGCTGCACCCGGTTGGCGAGCCGACCGGCGAGATCGACCATGAAGGCCGTTGCCGACTCGGGCGAGTGGTCGCCGACCAGCCACGTCGGGACGAGCTTGGTATCGGGGTCGATGGCAACCCACGTCCAGACATCGCCGATGCCGTACTCGCCGCGCCGCTCGTCGGGGACCGTCTTGGCCTTCATGCCGACGAAGGACCAAATCTCGTCGCACTCGATCCGCCGCGAGGCGATGTTCCGGAGCGCCTTGTCCTGGTAGTCGTTGGCCGCAGCGCCGACCTGCACGAGCAGGGTCGAGATCGTGTTCCGGGCAAAGCCGGTCATCCGTGCGACGGATCGGAGGGAATTGCCCTCGACCAACATCCGGATGATCTGCGCCCGTTCGGCCCTGCTCAATCGGTTCATACTGACACTATGCGTAAGGGTCGTGCCAACTGTATGGCACAGCCCGGAGCCGAGAGCGGAAAGAACCTAGGAGCGGTTGCCCCAGCGGGCGAGCGCGGCCTTGCGAGCGCTATCGGCCCGTTCCTCGGGCGTCATGTTCGCGGCGCGCACCTTTCCCCCAACCATGCCACCCTTACGGCCCAACTCGACAGCAGCCGGGTCCTTGACTCGGGCAGGCGGATCAGGCTCGCGCTGGCCCGTGGCGAAATCGACCACGGCCTTAGCGAGCTGGTTGGGGTCGCGCGGCATTCGGGAGCGCTTAGGCATGCCGGAATCATGGGGCATGCCTCAGGGATCGGTCAAGCGACGGGCGGCTCAAATTGAGCCACTACCGGCATTTCCATGTCAGCGGGCATCGGGTGCTCTGGCCGTGAGCGCGCGGAAGGCGGGCCCGGCCTGGCGATCGCGGATCACAGGCTCGGGCGAGGTCGCTCCAGGCGAGCTCCACGCGAATCCTGGCAATTGGAGGACCCATCCAGCCGGCCAGCGCGGCGCGCTCCGCGGCGCGCTCACCGAGGTCGGTTGGGTGCAGCAGATCCTCGTCAACCAGCGGACCGGCAACGTCGTCGACGGCCATGCGCGGCTCGAGGAGGCGCTCGCGCGCTCCGAGCCGTCCGTGCCGGTGCTCTACGTCGACCTGTCCGAGGCGGAGGAGGCGCTGGTCCTGGCGACGCTCGATCCCATCGGCGCGATGGCCGAGTCCGACACGGCGGCGCTCGGCGCGCTCCTCGAGCGGGTGAAGGTCGACGACGCTGATCTCGGCGCGCTGCTAGCGAATCTCGGCGGCGTCGAATCGCGCCGGCCTGGGCTCGTCGATCCCGACGAGCTCCCGGTGCCGCGGGATCCCGACGTGCAGCCTGGCGAGCTCTGGTCGCTCGGCGAGCATCGGCTCCTCGTCGGCGACGCGACGTCGGCGGGCGACGTGGAGCGGCTGCTTGACGGCTCAGGCATCGATTGCGTCTGGACGGATCCGCCATATGGCGTCGCCGTCGTCGGCGGGACCGAGGAGAAGCTCACGATCCGGAACGACGACCTGACCGCGGCCGCGACGCGCGAGCTCATCGCCGGCGCGCTCCGGCTGGCGCCGCTCCGGCCGGGCGGCGTGTTCTACGTCGCCGCTCCCGGCGGGCCGACGCTGCTGGCGTTCCTGCCGGCACTCGAGGACGCGGCCTGGCGGCTCCGCCAGACGATCGTCTGGGCCAAGGACCGGTTCGTCCTCGGGCACTCCGACTTCCATTACCGGCACGAGAACGTCCTCGTCGGCGACGTCGGCGGCCGTGACCAGGAGACGTTCGCGTACGGATGGGCGGCCGGCGCCGCGCACCGGTTCACCGGCGGGCGTCGGCTCGACACGCTCTGGGAGATCCCGCGGCCGTCGGCGAGCCGCGACCACCCGACCATGAAGCCGGTCGAGATCGTGGCGCGCTCGCTCGAGTATTCGACCGTCGCCGGCGAGCTCGTCTACGACCCGTTCGCGGGCTCCGGGACCACGGTCATCGCGGCCGAGCAGCTGGGCCGGCGCGCGCGCGTCCTCGAGATCGACCCGCGGTACGCGCAGGTGATCCTCGACCGCTGGCAGGCGTTCACCGGGCTCGTGCCGGAGCTCCTCGAGGGTCCTCCGCCGGCCTGAAAAGAAACCCGGCGAACGTTGCGCAAGGGTATTGACAGCCGTATTGCGCAGAGGTAATGTTCGGGCATGGACACCACCACCCATCCCGCTCCGGAGGCTCACTCGATGCGCCACGCCACCACGTTCGTCGCCGTCGAGGCCAGCGGGCCCGGCGCCATCGCCGGTTTCGAGCTCCGCTGCGACGCGTGCGGCGTCGTCGGCCGGACCTCCCTCGAGTCGATCGCGCGGGCCGTCACCTCCGGGCCCGAGGCGCAGTACGCGGCTCCGGATCCGGCCACCGAGCTCGACGACGAGCCCGAGGTCGAGCTCGGCGAGGAGCTCGCCGAGGCGATCGAGGCGACGCTCGAGTCGTTCGAGACGCTCATCTCCGCGCTCAACTGGGCCGGCGCCGGCAACGACTTCTTCGGCCGGTTCCGGGCCTACCACATGGCCGACCTCGAGGGCGCCAACGGCGGATGGCTCGGCGGGCCGTTCCTGGCCGACGCACTCCGGCAGCTGAAGGACGGGCAGTTCTGATGCTCGGCGACGAGCGGTACAAGGCGCTGGCGACGCTGGCGCTCCGCGCGGCGCTCGAGGCGCCGATCCACCGGGCGCCGTTCTCAACCGAGGCGCGCGTCCGGTGGTCGACCATCGAGGCGATCCGCGAGGAGGCCGGCAAGCTCGGCATCGACTGGATGGCCGTCCACCCGGCGGCCGTCACGCGAGCAGCCACCAAGGCTGGCCGGTCATGACGCTCGATCGCCGCGAGCATCTCTTCCGGGTGACCTACCCAGACGGCTCGCGCATCGTCGTCCGGTCGCTCCCTGGGCCGGCGCTCGCGGCGAAGGTCCGGGCCGGCCGGCCTGCCGGCGAGGTCCTCACGATCGTCGACCAGACGGCCGTCGAGTCCGGGTCCTGGCGCCGATGAGCGATCACGAGGGCTGGCGCTGCTCCGGCTGCGCCACGCTCGTCGCCGACGGCTCCGGGTTCCGGGTCACGCTCGACCCGCGGATCCGGCTCGGCTGGTGCCTCGAGTGCGAGGCGCGACGTCCCTGGAAGGCCGTGGCGGGCCCGGAGCCCGTCGTCGCTGTCAGCGTGCCGGCCAGGGCGCCGGCTGGCGCGTACGAGGCCGGCATCGCGGCGTCGGAGCTCGCGGCGCGCCACCGCTGGACGTTCCTCGAGCGCCTCCAGGTCGACGGCGCGATTCGGGCCGTCGCCGGGCGTCTGGCCGAGTTCACGGCCGACGATGTCTGGTCCGAGCTCGGCGCGGAGTTCCCGGTCACCAAGGGCCTCGCCGGCAGGCTCAACGCGGCCATGCGCGCCGGCCTCATCCGCGCGTCCGGCCGGGTCACGGTCAGCCGTCGCTCCGGCGACCACGGTCATGCGCAGCGCCTGGGCGTGTGGGTTCCTGGCCGGCGCGGTGCCGAATGATAACGTTGCGCACGGGTATTGACTCCGACGTTGCGCAGGCGTATTCTCCGGGTATGGACACTACCACCCTGGAGGCTCAGATGGCTCGCAAGACGTTCTTCCGCTCCCTCACCACCGACGACATCGAGTCCGGCCTGGACTCGCCGGATTTCGAGGGCTACGGCTACCTCGGCGAGCGCGGCCGCCACGGTCGCATCGGCGACATGCAGATCGGCGACGCGGCGCTCCTCGATCGCGCCAACGAGCTCCGCTGGACGGCCGACGAGCTCGTCGCGTTCGTGGTCTCGAAGGCGGGCCGCTGGTACGCCGACGAAGTGTTCGGCTCCGGCGTCCGGTCCTCCGTCAACCCGCTGCAGCTGCGCAGCCTGGCCGACCGCGCGATCGTGCGGTACACGAAGTGACCGAGCTCGAGCTCCGGGCGGTCATGGCCGACGAGTCGCGATCCGTCGAGGATCGGCTCGAGGCGGCCGGCCAGGTCGGGGCGCTCGTGGCGAAGGCGCGCGACGTCGAGCATGCCGCGAGCCACGGCCGGACGGAGCTCCGCTACGGGCGCGTCGAGCGCCGGCGCGGCTACCGCGGCCAGGTCGTGTGCCTCGACTGCTACTACGGCAAGGGCGTCCGATGATCGCCGTCGGCGATCTCGTCCTGGTGACGGCTGGCGCCTACGGCGGCCACGAGGGGTCCGTCGAGGCGATGTCCGAGGTCTCGGGCGCCATCATCGTTCGCCTGGGCCGGTTCTACGCGGCGTTCGGCGCGTCCGAGCTCCACGTCATCGACCGGGCCCGAGGCACCATCGCCGCATCGCCGGCGACCGAGGCGGCGGGTTCCGCTGGCAAGACCTACTACGAGTCTGGGAGGGTTCGCTCGTGACTACCACGCAGGCGCCGCTGGCGCCGATCACGATGTCGTTTCGCGAGGTCCTCGAGTTCGAGGCCGCCAACACCGGGATCGCGTCGATCAAGCTCGTCGACGGGCGCGTGCTCGTCGTGTCTGGGCCGATCGAGTTCGGTCCTGGCTGGCTGATCGTCCACCACGGCCACGGCGAGGCCGGCGGCCGGGCGATCGTCCCGTTCACCGCGATCCTCGCCGTCAACCTGTCATGAGCGCCAGTCGGCTCGCGTTCCTCGTGACCGTGCTCGCGTTCGTCATCTTCGCCGCGGCGCTGGCCGTCCGGTTCGTGCCGCTCCTCATCAAGATCAAGGAGGTCCTCCCGTGATGATCAAGCTGTCGGTCGCTGCCGAGCGCCTGGACACGTCCGGCGCCAACCTCCGGGCGGCCATCGCTCGGGGCTCCCTGGCCGTAACGCGCTGTCCGTGCGGCCGCGAGTGGATGGTCGAGGAGTCCGAGGTCGAGCGGTTCCGGCGCGAGAACAGGCGCTCGCCGAAGGCCGCGGTGCCGGCGTGACCCGGCTCGCGGTCCGGCGATTCGTCTGCGCGCTCCGGGGCCACCCGATGCTCGCCGGCTGGACGGGCCGATGGCTCTGCGCATGCGGCGCTCGAGGGCTCCGCTGGTGGTACGGGCCCGGCTCGACCGCGGCTCCGCTCGCCTGGGACGGCTCGCCGCAGGCGCACCCGGTCACGTTCATGGCGATGCTCCGGCGGGAGTCCGATCGGCTCAGCCGCGAGCTCCTCGACCGGCTGTCGATCGACGGGCTGTCGATCGACGGGCTCCAGGCCGTCTACGGGATCGAGGACATGCCGCTCGCGTCGCTCGAGCCATACCAGGTGCGATACCTCCGGGCGCTCGGCGGTCCCGTCCTGGCGGGCGTGCCATTGATCGTCGGCGAGTCCGGGCGCGAGACCTTCATTCCTGGGATGGACCTGTCATGACCAAGCGACCGCGTCGGCGCTGTCTCGTCTGCGGCGCCATCGTCCGGCGTCCTGGCAAGCACGCCAACCACCGTCATCCTGGGCTCGTGCGGTTCGAGCTCGTGCCGAAGGCCACGGTGCAGGCGTGATCCGGCGTCGGATCACCGATTGGGCCGCGTCGCTCCTCGCCGGGCTCCTCGTGGCGGCCGTCATCGCCTGGGCCGGCGGGCCGGCCTGGGCTGGCGCCGGGTTCGGGATGCTGGCGTTCTACGTGTTCCGGCTCGGCGACAAGCTCGACATCTGGCGACGCTGATGCCGACGCTCCGCGACGGCAACAACCGCGTCGTCGTGCACCGGATCGAGGACCGTCCGGCATGGTCCGAGCCTCCGGTCCGGGTCGCTCGCTCGAGCGCGCCACCGAGGTGCGCCGTCTGTCGGGATCCGCGCGTCCGGGCGGCGCACTACTACCTCGTGTCGATCGAGCTCGTCGACGGGCGCAAGGCCAGCCGATCGAATGGCGCGATCGATCTGTGCGAGTCGTGCCATGCCGCGGTCACGCGCTCCGCGGCGCTCGTCGGTCGCAGGCGGGCCCGATGATCACCGACCGCCGGACCAAGCACCTCCGGATCGAGGCGTCGCTCGAGTTCATCCGCGACGCGGCTGGCCGGCGGATGATCCGCGAGGAGGCCGAGCTCGAGCTCGCCGCGATCGGGCCACGCCTGGCGCCGCGCGTCTGGCGCATGGCCGAGGTTGAGGAGGGCTGGTACGTGATCCGCGTGTTCGAGGGGGCGCGTGCCGTGGAGGGGGCGCTCGACTGGCGCGCACGTCGTCGGGCTGGCGAGCCGGGCGTGTTCCTGCCGTAGCGGGGGTGCTCAGGCGGGGCGGCGTGATGTAGGATCGCGGCCGATGGCTACCACCACCACGCTGGTCCCGCTCCGCGTCGCCGAGGTCACGTCCTGATGCCTCGGGGGATGCCTCGAGCCTGCACCGTACCGGGGTGTCCGGCATACGCGGAGGCGGGCGGCCGCTGCAGGATCCACCGACTCGAGCTCGAGCGCACGGTCTACGGTCCTCGGTTCCGGGCCGAGCGGGCGGGGCTCCGGGCCACCCTCCCGGCGCCGTGCGGCTACGGATGCGGACGGATCCTCGGCGTCGACGACGCCTGGGTCGCCGCGCACCGGGTCGATGGTGACCCGACGAGCGGCGTGTTCGTCGCATGCGTCGACTGCAACCAGGCAGCGCGGCGGGATGGGAGGGGGGGTGGGTCCGGACGTGGTTCCGTGTCGGCGCTCGCGAGC